CACTACCCTGGATCTTCGCAAAAGCACCCTGCACACCGCGGGCCGTCTGCGAGTCGGCCCCACTGACCAGTTCCTTGATAATCGGCTTGATCGATCCCTTGAAGCCGCTACGCAGCACTTCCTCTTGCAGCTTGGCGTCTTTCTGGACGACGGCCAACCGCTCGAACGCCGTATCTTTCTCGGGCACCAATCGGGCCAGATTGCTGGCCAGGTTTGCAACGGCCGTTTTCGTCACCGCGCCCTCTTTATCGCCCGCCCTCTGCCCGATCCCAGCGAACAGGGCCGCCGCTTCCCGAGTGGCCCTGAGCTTATTGCCGCTCGTGTCGTTCACGCCGGCCGACGCGATCGCCGGCGCCACATTCTGGAACGCGCTCAGATCCTCGAACCGGGCCTGCCCTTGGATCGCGAGCATCAGCGCGGCCGTCTGCTTGGCGTCCGTGCTGCCGGTCGACTTCATCATGTCGCCCATCGCACCGCCGAACGTGGCCAGGTCGTCCTGCTTGTCCTTGAACAGCGGGGCCGCGGCGGACAGGATATCGTACGTCTTCTTGCGATCGCCGCCGCTGGCCGACAGGATACTCGAGGCGGCCTGCAAGAGCGGGGTTTCGCTCTGGAAGCCCGCTTTGCTTTTCAGTTGCCGCATTGACACCAGAAACTGTTTGGCGGTCGCGTCGTCGACGTCACCCAGGTTCTTGATAACGGCCGCTTGCCCGCCCGAAACGTCCATCGCCGTCCCGGCGGCCCGCTTGTCGAGTTCGATCTTGTTTCGTAGCTCCGCGTTGACCACACGGACCGCAGACGCAACCGAAAGCATCCCCGTGGCCGCCTTGGCCGCCCCGACGATCATCCCATCGAACCCACCCTTGCCCTTCTTGCTGGCCTTCTCTGATTCCCTCGCAAGCTTCTTATTATCCTGTTCAAGCAGCACCATCTTACGATGCATCTTGTCCAGGGTCTTCATGATGTCCTTATCATCGGACGTAAATTTTTGCGGGATCGTTCCCATGATACTATCGCGCCGGTGGCGCGACCAAAACAACGGGCGGCTGTTCGACCGCCGATCGGAAAACGTGTGTCAGTAAATGCAACTCGCCCCAACTCGGCCGGTACGACGGCAGGTAGCCGGCCACCCACGCATAAAACTCACTCACCGCTAGGACTCTGTTTTTTTTTGCTCTGCCTCTTCGATCGTCAAGCACTTCGGCGTGTCGACCATCATGCCGACAACGGCGAGGAACGATTCACTGTCGAGTAGCTGTAGTAGATTCTGTTCGTGCGTGCCGAATCGATAATTTAGCCCCAGCGCCCGCATGGCCAGCGACATAGCCGTCGGACGGTCGAGTTGTCGATCCGGGTTGGTGTCCGTGTAGAAATAGCCGACGATCTTGCCGGCGTCTTCCCATAGCTGCCTGTACGCCGCTTTCACCGGTTCGTCGATCGAGCCGTCCGGCTGAATGACCATCCCCGTCGGCAGTTCAGTCGAGTCGTCGGGCCGACGCAAGACGGGCACGGTCCACGTTTGCCCATCACCGAGCGGGAATGAATAGCCGCCAATCTGTTTCTTCCGTCGCATGTCCTCGGGCGTCGGCGGCGAATCGTTCGTCAACCCGAGCCACAATCCGCCGTCGACCCCTTCCGCCTCGGTCCACGTCTGCTTATCGGGATCGAACCCGGTCGACTCGGGCAACGATCCGTCGAGTGTCTGGTAGCACAAAATGCAACCGCTGCCACCGTCCGGCCCGGTTCCGGTGACGTCGGTAATCCCGCAGTCGGCGGCTATCCCGATGACGTCGCGAAACGTATCGCCGATGCCACGCGATCCGAGGATCGAGCGGACGAGGTTGCCGTCGGGTGCCAGTGCCTTGCGCGAGACGCCCGGTAGGTAATAGAGCGGTTGGGCCACGGTCGACCTTTCATGCGTTGTCGTTGGTCCGCAGCCCCAGCGGCGTTGGCAGCGGAAGTTCGGGTAGGCCCCTGTACTCGGCCGCAAGCGGGGCCACTTCGGCCGGGTCACCACGCCGCAAACTGTCGACCGCCGACGCCACGGTGATGCCGTCTTTGCGTGCCAACATCCGGGCCGCATCGGCAAGCCCTTGTTGTGCGACCGGGACGGGCGGCAAGTCCGCCGCCGTGGTTGTCGTTGTGTCTTTCGACATGGGTCGTTTTCCTTACGTGGTGATGGCGATGGCCGCATTGACCGTCAATGCCGAGTCGCTCCCATCCGGGTCGACCAACTGGCACCGCACGGTTATCGGGGCTTTGTCGTTTGCCCCGCCGCCCGAATTGTCGATCGTCGCGAGTCCGCTGGTCGCGGCAAACTTGATATGCTGGGCCGTACCGTTGGCAACGGCGCCCGTCGTGCTGTACTTCCGCAGATAGACAGATAGAGCGGTAATCGCCAGGCCGTTGAGGCCTACCGTGGTCCAGGGTAGAGATAGCGTCGTGAAGCTGATCACCGGGGCCGATACCTGCACACCGATAAACGTCGGGTACATCTCCCCGCCCGCAAACTCGACGAACAAATTCAACCCCATGTCGATCGTCACGTCTTGTATGCCGGGCATCGCCACCGTGTTTAGCCAAATCGGGCCGGCCCGGAAATGTTCGGCGGCCGTCTTGGTTCCCGACAGGGCCAGCGACCCGGCCGGGACGATCGGTTCGTTCGATCCGTCGTACGGGAAAACGATACGGCAGGATGCCGTGGCGAACTGTTTTGTACCGGCCGTGATCTGATTGCAGACGATACCGGCGGATGCCGCTCGCAGTCGCGTATGTTCCGCAGTGGCCGCCGCTACCCGCGTCGAGAGGTTCGTTGCCTTGTGGTAGAACAGGTCCGTATTGCCGGCCGACAGGTCGCCCATTCCTACGCCCGTCAGGCCCAAGAGCGTGGCAATCTGCTCGGTGTCGAACGTGATCTCCGCCGCCTGTCCAGCATTGCCCGCAAACAGCGGTTGCAATCCGCCGGCGCCGTGGGCGACCTGCATCTCGACGTTCGGGGATACTTGGGCATTCGAGATTTGCGAGAGGAAGGCCGCCGGGCTCGACGACTGAATCCCGTGCAGGACGTGTAATGTTGAAACGGCCATCGGCTCGATTCCTCGTGTTTAGGTACTGACTGTTTTCGTTTTCGTCCACGTCGTGAAACGCATGTTAACCATCCGATCCATTTCTTTTTCGAGCTTCGTCTGCTCGTCGGCAGTCACCTCGGTTATCTCTGCCGCCTTATCCGGGTGCTTGCTGTTGAACGGTCGCATCGACAGATAACGCGGGCCGCGTACGTACGCCGTAGCCCGGGATGGAAAGGCCCGAATCGTTACCCACTCTCGGATGTTCCGCTCCATCTGCCCGGACCATGCGTTGTCGACCTCGCCACCATGCACGACGCGGCTACCGTCCCGGAACGTGCGCGACGACTTGCCGAACCGCTTTTTCTTCCTAACGTACTTGGGATGCCGCGGCTTGTGCCCATATCGCGTTTTCGCATTCCGCCTGAAGTGCAGCGGAAGCATCATCGCGTGCCACATCCTGGCAATCGCCCAATGTCCGGCACGCATCGCCTCTTTCCATTTTCGTTTCGATAGGTCGGGCGGCTGGGTGTAGGTCGTCTTGATTCGGATCGGAACGGCTACCATCACATCACCCTCCGATCGTGTCCCAGGTGATTGCCCAATCACAAAACCAAAACGGTAATGCCGCCAGCCGGCCGGCCACGTCAATAGCCGATGTCAATACCGGGTCTTGCGTCTGTTCGATCGAGGAAATACAAAGCCGATCGTCTGTATCGGCAAGTTCTACCACGTCTTCCAGTATCCCGTCGGCCAAAGCGAGGTACTCCGCCATACTGGCTGCCTCATCGTCCCCGCCCGTTGCGTCGGCCGTGAACCGCAAACGCAGTACGCCGCTCGGGTGAAGCGAACCATCGGCCAGCCGCATGTAATTCAGGCCGCCCACGCCGACCACGACAAACGGCCGGGCCACTTGGTTCGGGTCGTCGACGTGTCGGGCATGTATATGCTTGCGGGCGTCCGACTCACCGACGCCGGCGGCCGTTTGGAATCGAGCCGAGCCGGCGACCAGGTCGACCAGTTTCACCAACGCCTCACCGCGCGTACCGGTCGGCAACAGTTCGCGGGCGTCGGTTTTCGAATCGAAGGCCATAAGTGCCGGGTTACCCTTGCGGCGCGTGGCGCTCGGTCACGCGTCGCCGGAAGTGCAATGTCCAATGCGTGGGCGAGACGGCCGACCGCTCGCCCGTGTAGGCGTACGCCACGCCGCCGTACGTCACCGCGTCGGCGACCGCCGGCGAGTCGATGCCGGTCGAGGCGTCGCGGGCCACGTGTAGCGTTAGCGTCGATTCGTGTACCTTTCCTGTCACGTCGTCGGTGTAGGCGTCCGTCTCGACCACGTGCCCGGAAACGCTCCGCGCCGCACCGCTCCGGGGCGTATACGTCACGGCCTCCGCCAGGTGCCCATCCAAAACGGGGGCACCCAGCGCGGCGAATTGTTCCGAAAACGTGCTCATCGTCGAACCGTCCGCCGCTCAGGCGGCCCCGCTTACGTGGTGACGTTCGAGAACAGGTGACCGGAGGCGGCGTGCATGATCAGTTCGTCGACGTCGTGCCGGTCGCGGATAATGTCGCTCCGAACCGTCTCGTCGCGGTAACTTTCCATCATGCCGCCGGCATCGCTGCCGTCTTCACCCCAATGGATCGTGCGGGCGATACACGGCTCTTGAATGTCGTCGGTTTCGGCGACCCGGCAGAGCATCGCGTACTCGTCCGACCAGACCGAGGCGACGCTCGCCGTCTGGCCTTCCAGGGCCGAGTTTTTCGCACCGCCGGCCACGATAATGTGGTCCAAGTCGAAACACTGCGCGATCGCGGCCTCGGTGATCAGGCCGGCCCGTGTGTCCATGAACCCGCTATACTTCACGCGGTCGATGATCTGAGCACAGTTCCGCAGATTCCGGAACACCTTCCGATTGACGATCAGGGCGTTCGGCCAGAGGCCCGAGGCGGCCCAGATCGCGTTGGCCGCCGTCTCGACGTCGGTCAACGGCACGGCGTTGGTGGCGTCGTCCCATTCGTGGGTGATCGCCGTCGTGTACGACGCGAACGTCGTGGCGTTGAAAATCGCCGCCGCCCATCGCTTCTCGGCGTTACGTTGCACGGCCGCCCGTGCCCTCGTCGCCGCGATCACTTCAGCGTTGAAGTAACTCGCATACATTTTGGCCTGCCGATCGTCGACCGGTTCCTCGTGGCCGTGTTCCTCGCAGGCGAAACTGGCCGGCTCGAACTCGAATTCGCCGCGGCTGTAGCCACTGCCGGGGGCCCGCTTGGTGTCGGACTCTTTGAGCAGTTCCTCAATGGGAATCTTGCCGAACGTGCCGGCTTGTTGGGCCGATTCGATCACCGGGGCGACCCGGTGGCCAATGAACCCGCGGGCGTTCATGTCGTGGTCATACTCCAACATGCTCCCGGCCAATTCCGGGCGCAACGTCGAGAGGGAAGAGGACGGAGAAGGCATGGTTTTCTAAGCTCCAAAAATTGCGGGCCATCACCCGGCGGACGCTCGAAGCGACCCGCCGGGCAATGCGACCCAAGGTTTTCAATGGTTCTTGTGTGTTTCTGCCCGCGTTTCGCATGTGGCCGGCCGCTTACGCTTCGGCCGTCCAGGTGCCAGTAAAGCCGAACGCGGTCCACGTGCCGGCCGTGCAGCACTTGAGGTGGAGCGATTCGCCGGCCGCGTTGGCGGTCAGGTACTTTCCGGCCGCACCTTGCACGCCCGTACTCGGCAGGGCGCACGTTTCGGTTCCGTCCGGATCAAGCCGCAATTCCTGCGCGGCGCCGACCTCGAAAAAGTATTCCAACCCCACCACGGCGGCCGGCAGTGTCAACACTACCGTACCAGTGGCCCCGACCGACGTGTGGATCGAACCGCTTTCGGCCACGGTCAGCGTGTCGTCGGCCGTGTGGGCCTCGGCTGTGGCCACCGTCGGGCCGGCCGTGTCGCGCAACACTTCGATCACGTCGCCGTCGGCCGTCGCCGCGTCCAGGGCGATGCCGACGCGATACATGCTCGCGACGTCGTTCACCTTGCCGGCAGCCGCCGAGTAGACGGCCGCACCGGCCGCAATCGCACCGGCGGCCACCATCTTGGCCGTGCCTTGTGCCGAGCGAAGCCGCACGGTCGCCGGACCGGCCGCCAGGGCCGCGTCGACCATCGTGCCGACCTCGATGTCGCCGACACCGGCCGCGGCAATCGTGGTCCCAGAAAACGCCACACGCAGGTGCTGGGCAATCGCCCCACCCGTCGTGAACGCCTTGGTCGGTGTTTCTACGTATTGACTCATCTTTCAAAATCTCCAAAAAAATGGGTTGTCTGTTTGCGATCACCAAATCTACCCGCTTGTGATCAGCGGCCCGCGTTGACCTCGTCGAGCATCGCCCGGTGCAGGTCCGGGTCGGCCTTCACCACCGCGGCGATGGCCCTCGCTTTTTTCATCCCGCCGCCGACCTTGGCGGCGACCGCGGCGTCGAACCGTTCGACCGCGTCGCCGGCCGATTCGTTCGCGGTCGAGCCGGTGCCCGTGCCGACCGGATCGACGCCCGGCTTTCCGCTCTCCGCGCGGGCCTGGTCGGTTTCGGCCTTGGCTGCCTCGATCCGTTTGTTCTGTTCGGCCATCCAGGCGGCGGTCGCTTGGCTCTCGGTCGCCTTGGCTTCTAGTTGGGCACACAAGAACGCGGCGTCGGCGCCCGGGCAGGCGGCTTTGATCGCGTCGAATGCGGCGGCTTTCGGGGCGGCGTCCGCCTCTTGGTTCGCGGCCGGGGGCGTGGTGTCGGTCGTCATGGCTCGGTTTCCTTTTCGTTTGGAATCTGTGCGAAGTGCAAAAAGCACCTCATCGAAAGTTCGGACGCCGTCGGACAATCGCAGGTCGACCGCGGCTTGGCCAATATGGCACCGCCCGTCCGCCAGAGCGGATAGGGCCGTTTTGGAAATCCCGCGGCCTTTCTGGACCGCGGATAGAAAATGCTCGTTGTGGGCATCGACCAGGCGTTGCCACTCGGCCAGTTGCTCGGGCGTGATCTCGGTGCCGGGCGTGCCGGCACCCTTATGTTCGCCGGCACGCAGAACGTGGACCTTGATCCCCTCCTGCGCCGCGGCACCGGAAAAATCGTGAACTACCGCGAACGTGCCGATCGAGCCGACCAGCGCCGTCGCGTTCGAAAAAATCTCCCGGCACTGGCTGGCCAACCAATAGGCGGCCGACGCGCCGAGGTCCTCAATGTACGCGACCGTCGGTTTTCGCTTGGCGGCGGCCCGAACGTCGGCGGCCAGGTCGGCCGTGCCGGCGACCGTCCCGCCTGGACTGTCGATCCGTAGAATAATGGCCGCCACTTCCTCGTCGTTGGCCGCGTTGCGAATCTGCCGACGTAGCACGGCGGTGGACGTGCCGCCCGAGAAACTGCTCGCGTATTTCATCAAGGGGCCGGTGGCGTGGATCACGGCGACGCCGCCCGGCATCACTTGGTAGGCGAACCGGTCGCGGGCGTCCGTTTCGAGCGCCGACGATTTCGCCAGCGGCACGTGGATCTTGAAGTCGATAATCCCCGCATGGTCGGCGGCGGCCCGGAAATCGGCCTCCCTCATCGCCCAGACGCCGAAATACTGCTCGGCGTGCGGCACGTCCAGGTCGGCCAACCATTCCGGAACCTCGGCCGCCGCGGGCGGTGTTTGGTCCGCCGCAGGCGGAGTTTGCGGGCGGTCGTCGTCGTTTGGTTTATTCGTCGGCATCGCTTCCACCTTGTGGGCTGTTTTTGTTGTCGCTTTTACCCGGCGTGGCCGTTTGTAGGGCAACCTGCACGCCGTCGGGCGTCGGCAGGCTAATAAGATCCCGCCACGCCACCGGTTGGCCGTCGTCGAATTCGGCGTTGATTTTGCCGGCCGCCAATTTGGCCGCCGACACGGCCAGGGCGTGGTCTTCGATCGTCTCGTTGATTACTTCCGCGTAATCGCGCGACCGTTCGGCGTGCAGTCGGCGGGGGCTGATCAGGCCGTTTCGGACTCGCAGTAGGTCGGCCGAAGCGTCGGTCAGGGGCTCGATATAGGGCCAGGCCGGCGGTCGCCATGCGTGCCGAAACACGTCGACGCCGCTCCGCTCGGCCATCGCGCGAAGTTCCGCGTCCTCGGCCAGCCATTGGCGCACTTTCCAGAGGTAGGTCGGCCGGTGGAACCGGGCGATCAGCCAGCGTTGATTACGCCGGAAGCCGAGCCGGGCCTGGTCGATCGCACCACGCCAGCCGGAA